ATCTTTTCTAAATCAAGCTGGTGTTGTTTATTCCATGCTTTTTGCCGCATGAGTAATGTATCAATACTTTGTTGTATTTTCTCATTTGACTTTTTAATAGCTTCAATTTCAGCATTTTCTTTGATAATATTTTCTTTCGATACTTTTATTTGTTCTTTAAGTACATCTGCTTTTTCACTAAGGATGGTTATACCTTGTAATTGCTCCATGATATTACGTTGATCATTGGCTCTCATAGATAAAAAAGCTTCTGTGTATGTGTTAAGTGCAACTATATGTTTGAACATATCGTGACTCATTCCTAATAGTAAATCAATATCTTTTTGTGTATCTTTGGATTCGCCTTGACTATCACTTTCTTGATTTTTTTCTGGATCTGATAAGTTAGTAAAGTTGAAAATAGCTGGTTTTCTGCCTCGTTCGATATGATAATCAACCCCGTCTTTGTTGAATGTCAGTGTAACTAACATGTTTTTATTATTGATATTGTTGATTAAATTATCACGTTTAATATTAGATAGGGCAACACCAAATAGGACAAAGCTTAGCGCATTTACTATTGTAGTTTTACCAGTACCATTTCTACTACCGCTGTCATCACCACCTTGATCTAGGTTTTCTCCTAAAACCAAGGTAAGATTTTCTTTATTGAAATTCACGGCTTGTGTTTGGTTACCAATACTCATGAAATTTTTTACTGTTAGTTCTTTAAATTCAATTGTCATTTAATTTATAATCCGTTATAAATTGATAATAGTGTGTTCTTGTCAAATGCATCTGATTCGATGCTTAGTAACTGGTTTGAAACAATGGTGTCAATACTTTCAAATCCTTGGATATCAATATTGTTGTTAATTTCTGCTACTTTTTTCTCTGCTATTAAAGTCAATTCACGCAACCCATAGTCACTAATAAATTTTTCTTTAATAAAACTGGCTTCTTCAAATGAAATATCAATGTCCAATGATACTCTAAGGTGCTGTTTTTCCTTGAGAACATTGTCTGCATTGTCTATTAATTCACTTAATTTTAGAGTTCTAAATGTTGGTTGTTTAGGCCATGCATGATATTCTGGTTGACCACCCCATTCTAATATCATCATTCCTCTATCATCGTCCCAGGTGTCTGCATAATTATGCGGGAATGCATTGCCAATATAATGCATGTTTCCACGTGCTTGACGTTTATGAAAATGTCCACTGAATCCAAGTTCATAATTTTGGAAATTTTCTAGCTGAAGTTCGCCATGATCCGGCATTTGGACGAGAGAATTCATAAAGAATGATGGTAATTCAAAATGACCAAAAATGTATTTTCCACTTATTTTGTTAAGTAATTTCCATTCATCCCCGACCAACCAAGGACATAATGTTACATTACCAATAGAAGAAACTTTTTCTATTACATGTATATTTTTTATATGGGATGCCCATTTTATACTGGAGATATCACGTTTATCTTTAAAAAATAAATCATGGTTTCCTTGGATTATATAAGTGTTTTCAAACGCAGTGCTTAACAATTCAAAACCTTTAAGCATGTAATCTAATGTCCGTGTATTTATTGTTGATCTATTATTGTGATAATCACCTAGAATTATACAAGTTTCACAATTTTGTTGTTTAGAAACTTCTATAAACCATTTAGTAAAATCTAAACAATCTTGATTGTGTATTTCACTATTGCTTTTAGCGCCGTAATGAATATCCGTGAAACAGGCTGCTTTGTGGAATAAGTTCATTGTCCATCCTTGGAATTTATAAATAAAAGGACATTATAACATCTGTTAAAACATAAGTCAAGGATTTATAAGAAACGCAGTTCACGATATGGGGATATCTAACTGCTCTATAACTAAGTGGAGTTACAGTAATGATATTTATTGATAATAAGTATAAAAAGTGGTATTTTTCTATTATATATAATGCACAACACCGAATTTTGCCTACCGATATGTATGTTGAAAAACATCATATAATACCAAAAAGTATGGGTGGTGACAATACAAAATTAAATTTAGTACAATTAACAGCAAGAGAGCATTATATATGTCATTTGTTATTGATTAAAATTACATGTGGTAAAGATCAATATAAGATGATACATGCAGCATCATCATTTTTAAGATGGAAAACTACTAATCATGACCGAACATTCAAAACTTCATCAAGGATATATGCATACTTGAAGCAATTGAAAAGTGATAAATTAAAACACGAATGGAAAACTAATTATGAATATAGAACCACTGCATTGGCTGGATTGATGAAGCTCAAAAATAATGAGGAATTTAAACGCCGTTTATCGATTTACAGAAAAGAATTATGGAAAAATCCTGAATTTTATGAAAAAATGAAAAATAGACCTAAACAATATAAAAAGGTACTAATTAATGGAATTATTTATAATTCACTACAAGATGCTGGGATCTCACATAATATAACAGCTAATAATGTTTGTAAAAGATGCAAAAGTGGTAGTAAAAAATTTCAGAATTGGTCTTATATTTGATTTTTTTTATGATATGAATACGATTCGTATTCATATCATATATTATGAATTTTTCATGCTATTCGTAATCTTCGTTATTTCTTCGTTCCCCAGACTCGTAATCGCCTGAGTTCGTGCGTGTGAATGATGGGTTTAATCCATTCATTTCTAAGATATCATCCCTGATTTCTCTATGTTTTTTTTCAATGTTTATAATTCTAACAAAACTGTTAATTACACACGATGTGAGGTATGCAAACGGATTATCAGATTTTGATTCATCAAATTGAAGACCAATACTAACCAATTGCAGAATGGCTTGACCACGCATTTCATCGTTGTATGAATAACCCCTAACATTACTTCTAGTGCCATACCGTTCACACATCATTAGCAACATTCTTGCTAATCTTTCAGTCATTTTTCCAGCATTTTTATCAAAATGCCCTGTTACTAAATCGCCTTTCCAATGGCTTTTTCCAACACAAACAAGTTCGTCATTATCGTTAAAAACCCAATGTTGAAACGGTTTAAAGTTTACTTTTTCTCTTTTATCCGCTTCTGTTTTTGGATTTTTTTTACGGATATTATTCAGTGGTATATGCTCATATGTCATAATCCTGAACACTAAATCTGTTTTTTGGATTTTTTTATAGTTGATTTCACAATCAGCTTGTTTAACTTTTTCACCTGCTGCCTTTCTTTTTGCAAATTCGATTTCACTTAATCGTTTAGCTCTATTGCGTTTGGCAGTAGCAACTGATCTGATGTTAATCTTTTCCAAATCATACAAAATGATGTCATATTGATGATATGAGGGGTCTGTAAAGCTACAGTATGAGGATTTTGATCGGTGAATTTCTAATAACAAATCCTTGTTATTGAGATAATTTTTTGGTGTTTCTTTCATTTTATATCCTTATAAGTTTATGTATTATAACATACGAACATAATTTTGTCAACTAAATACTGTATAAAAAAGGAAAAAACAATGAGTTTATTTGATCTTGGTGGGGACTTATCATCCACTATTAGTACAGCACAAAACGCGATTACATCAGCGGCTGGCTTAGTTGACACCGTTGGAAATCTTGGATCAGCATTATCATCTGCTTATGATTCTGGTGGGGTGATGAGTGCGATCCGAAGTATCAACATTCCTGCTGGAGCAGAAGCGGTGGGTGATATTTTAGGAGCAGTTGCATCATTCGGAGGCGATGAAAATGCTGATGATTGGCGAGTGCGATTAAGCTTGGCGAATTGGTCCAGCTTTAAATCTAGTCCAGTTATGGCACCACTGAAACAAGCTGGTGGGTTGATATTCCCGTACACACCCACAATTACAATAGCGAGTGGTGCAAGGTACGGTACGCAATCAGTAGTGCATAACAATTATATGTTCCAATATTATCAAAATAGTGATCCTGGAACAATCCAAATTCAAGCACCTATGTATGTTGAGGATTCCACACAAGGGTTATATTGGATAGCTATGGTTCATTATTTAAGATCATTAACCAAAATGTTCACCGGCAGCGATCCAAAAGCAGGAAATCCACCACCAATCGTACATCTTAATGGATATGGACATTATGTATTTAAAAATGTACCAGTTGTAGTTACAAAAATGTCTGTTCAATTAGATGCTAGTAGTGATTATATTGGGTGCCATGTAGCTGGTAGTATGGCAAGTGAAATATCTGCAATATCTGATCAAATGGGTGGATTGTTTGACACCATCGGTGGTGCAGTTAATGGATTATCGGGAATTACTGGTGCATTGAGTAGTGTTGCTGGTACGGTTGGGCAAGTATCTGGTGTACTCGGTACATTTGGTGTTGGTGGCACCGATAGTGGTACAGCTCATGTTCCAACTAAAAGTTCAATCGAAGTTACATTACAACCAATATACAGTAGAGATAGTGTGCGTAAGTTTAGTCTCGATAAATTTGTTACAGGCGGATACATGAATAGTTCAGTGGGGTATATATAATGGCAGCAAAATATTCTAGTACTAGTCCATGGTACACAACCCCAGTTAATCAAAATTATTTGGATATATTGGCAATTAGGCCAGTTAGTGCAGAGGTAGATGATTATTTGTATACAATTGAACCACAATACACTTATAGACCAGACTTATTAGCGTTTGACGTTTACGGTGATTCTACATTATGGTGGGTATTTATTCAACGAAATTTAGATGTATTGGAAGATCCAATATTTGATTTTATTCCAGGAAAACAAATATATCTTCCAAAAAGCAGCAGTTTAATATCAGTATTGGGGTTATAATATGGGAGCAACAAATATACCAAGTGTAACGCATGTATTAGATAACATATCACCAGTTTCAGCAATATCTGGTGCAATTTCATCAGTTACTGATGGAATAGGTAAGATTTTTTCAAGTCCAACCGGAAAATCTGGAAAGTCTGATACAAAGTTGCCAATCGCAAATCCTTTACACAAATATGCATCATATTCATATATTATTAGTTTGAGTTGTTTAGATGCAAATGGATATAATCATCCAGATAAATCGTATATTGCTGGAAAAATGCCACCATTAATATGTAAATCTGCAAGTATGCAACCAAACGATAGAATTACTTTAGATGGTGGTAAATTTGATTTTTTCATCGATGATTTAGTAATTGATGGTTATGCGTCATTTTCAAATGATCATGGCAATACAACAAATACCACGCTTGAATTTACAGTAATAGAACCATATAGTATGGGAATGTTTATGCAAGCAGTGCAGGTAGCTGCATATAATCAAAAGTATAAAAATTGGAACGAAGCTCCCTATTTGTTATCAATTGAATTTAGAGGTAATACTGAAAATGGTCAGATGGTTAAAATACCAAATACTACTAAATTTATTACATTTCATTTCAATACATGCAACATGAAAGTAACTGAAGCAGGAAGTGTATATACTATTCAAGGATACACTACTGCTGGTAAAGCATTAAATGATGAATATAAAAAGCTTAAAACCGATACTACTGTTTCAGGTAGTACTGTCCAAGAGATGTTACAAAGCGGCCCAAAAAGTCTACAACAAGTTGTCAATGCCAGATTAAAACAATTAAAAGATAAAAAAATAGTAAAAGTTCCAGATGAAATATTAATAATGTTTCCAACTAATATTTCATCCAGTGGTGCTGGATCATCGGTAACTAAACCAGGTAATACTGAAACCAAAGATGGTGCAACAAAAAATCCAACCTCGGCAAATAATGACGAAATATTTAAAACACTTGGTGTAAAACGAGTTGATGTAAAGATATCATCAAATTCAACTGTATCGAGTATTGTGCAGAACGATGGTACTTGTAATGCATTAGGTAAAGCAACGATGAATTACAATAAAGATAGGAGTGGGGATGCACCATTTGCATTAGACAATGATGTATGGAATCCAAAAACTAAATCACATAATAGATCAAAAGTTGCTGCTAAACCTGGATCAGTTGATTTTAAATTTGCCCAAGATTCTGACATTATTAATGCAATCAATCAAGTAATGATAAAAAGCAACATTCCAAATGATGTTTTAAAATTTGAAAAATTAACCCCCGAAGGGATGTATCAGTGGTGGAGAATTGATACACAAGCGTACCACATTGTAACAGATGAAAATTTAAAAATAACTGGTCAAGTTCCAAAATTAATTGTATATAGAGTAATACCATATTATGTACATGCTAGTAAAACTATGGCACCGAATGCTCCAGCACCTGGAATTGAGGAATTAACTAAGCAAGCAGTTAAGGAATACAATTATATTTACACTGGTAAAAACGTAGATTTAATAAGATTTGAATTTACTATGCATAATGCATTTTATACATCAATGGCCACCGATAATTACATTTATAACGGCGATGTTGTGTCATCACAACAAGCCTCTGGAGTAGCTGATAAACCATCATCACAAAATGGTACTTCATCAGTTTCTCCACCATCTGGTGATGATGATTCTATTGATGCATCATCTACAAAATATGATAATACCAAGACATCCAATGATAATATTGGTGGAACAAGTGGTGATATTGCAGCTACACGAGCTGCAAAAATATTTCATGACGCGGTAATTAATTCAATGGATATGATGAATATAACATGCGACATTATAGGTGATCCGTATTATATTTCTAATAGTGGTACTGGTAATTTTACGGATAAAGAAGATAAAATGAATATTACGAAAGATGGTAGTATGCACTATCAAAATGGAGAAGTTCATATTGTTATAAATTTTAGAACTCCTACTGATATAAACTCATCAACAGGGATGTATAATCTTAAGAATAATAAATTGTGCCAGAGATTTAGTGGGTTATATAGATTGACAAACATTAGAAGTGAGTTTAAAGGTGGCCTTTTTAAACAAACGTTAACTGCTAACAGACTGAGAGGTCAGAATAATCAAGATGAACCAAAAGCAAAAGAATTGTTAACTGCCTCATTGCAGCCAGTAACCGACAAAGGATTATCGGTAGATACAGAATATAGTATGGGATCATCAAAGATGAACACATTAGTAAAAAATACAGGTGCGGATATGATTACACCACAATTTGGATCAGGGAAATTTTAATGGCAGAAGATAAGAATAGCGGTATAAAATCAGAATTGCCAACAGGCCCATGTTTAGCAAAAGTAATTAGCCATCTGGATACATCATATATGGGATCATTGGAAGTACAGTTATTACGACCAGGTTCTGGTAATGATACATCTGCTGCACAGGTACAACAAGTAAAATATATGAGTCCATTTTATGGAGTAACTGGATTTGATTATGTAACAAATCAGAATGATTATAACAATACTCAAAAAAGTTACGGGATGTGGTTTGTGCCACCTGATGTTGGGACATTAGTTGTAGTTATATTTGTTAATGATGATCCTGGAAGAGGTTACTGGATTGGATGTGTACCTGATGAAGGTATGAATTTTATGATTCCCGGTATTGCAGCAACCCAGAATTCAGTAGATTCGGCAACCGCTGATGCAGCTGGAAGACCTGGCCGTGTACCAGTAGCAGAATACAACAAGTTAGAAAATAATAGAGACGGTGATTCAACTCAATTTAAAAAACCACAACACCCATTAGTTGATGCGTTAGCATCTCAGGGGTTACTTTTGGATGATACCAGAGGGATAACAACAAGCAGCGCCAGACGTGAAACACCTAGTATGGTTTTTGGTATCAGCACACCAGGCCCATTTGATAAAAAGCCAACTGCAAAAACTGGAGCAGTTGGTAAATCTGATTCCAGAATCACGAACGCACCAGTTAGCCATATAGGTGGGTCTACTTTTGTAATGGATGATGGGGATGATAAATTTTTAAGAAAAACACCAGCCGGAACAGGTGGTCCATCATATGCTGCGATAGAACAGGGGGAAACCGGTGGAAATGTTGATATACCTCATAATGAATTGATTAGAATCCGAACTCGGACTGGTCATCAAATTTTATTACATAATAGTGAAGATTTGATTTACATTGGTAATGCAAGCGGATCTACTTGGATAGAACTAACCAGTAACGGAAAAATAGATATATTTGCAGAAGATAGCATTAGTATACACACCTCAAAGGATTTTAATTTTCATGCCGGTAGAGATATAAATTTAGAAGCAGGAAGAAATGTTAATGTAAAGGCAGGTAATAATATTCATGCTGAGTCTGCAAAAAATACAGATATTGTTATTGGACAAAATGGAAAAATTACTACGCTTGGTAAAATGGATGTTAATACAACTGGGAGTAATAAATTTACTGCTGGAACTACAACTGAGATTAATTCTGGTGGAAACCAGCTGGTAACTGCTGCAAAAGTCCATATGAATGGGCCAATCGCCGCAATTGCCGAGATTGCATCACCATTATTGACACATATTTTACCATCAGCCGATGGATCGACATTTGAATCTATAATGCGTAGAGTTCCAACACATGAACCATACCCACAGCATGAAAATTTAGATCCATTAAAATATTCGTCAGATAAGACTGACAGAAATGTTGACAATCAGTTAACACATCCAACTGAATCTATGAAAGAACCCGCTGCTGCATGGAAAAATTATAGTACAACAACTGATACATTTAATAAAATTACAGGATAACATACATGAGTTCAATATATCAAAAAGTTACGGTTCCTTCAAAAAACCAGCCAATTAGTTCGCAGATGTATAGAGGATTTAGTACTGTTAGCCCTGATACTGAGAACTATAAGTTATATGATTTTAATTTAATAAAACAAGATTTATTAAACCATTTCAACATTAGACAAGGTGAATTGTTAATGAATCCTACATTTGGAACAATAATTTGGGATTTACTGTTTGAACCGTTAACAGATCAGGTTAGAGGATTGATTATACAAAATGTTAATGAAATTATTAACTATGATCCACGAATAACTGCGAAAGATGTTATTGTTACACAATATGAATCTGGTATTCAGATTGAGTGTATATTAACATACTTACCATACAATATATCACAAAAATTGCAACTACAATTTGATCAAACAAATGGGTTATTATTGCAATAAAGTATGTAGTTTATACATTACGATAAATACTGTTATTAGGACATAACATGAGTGCAACAGATAGAGAAAATAGACTTTTAGTAGCAGAGGATTGGACAAAGGTATACCAATCTTTTCGCAATGCGGATTTTCAAAGCTATGATTTTGAGAATATTAGACGCACAATGGTTAATTATATACGTCAAAATTATCCAGAAGACTTCAATGATTATATTGAGAGTTCTGAATATTTGGCATTGATTGATCTTATTGCATTTTTAGGACAAAACATTGCATTCAGAGTTGATTTAAATGCACGTGAAAACTTCTTAGAATTGGCTGAAAGACGTGATAGTATATTACGGTTAGCCAGAGTAATAAGTTATAATGCCAAACGTAACATTGCTGCACAAGGGTTGTTAAAATTTACAACAATATCAACAACCGAGACAGTAATAGATAGTAATGGCCGTAATTTAGCAAATCAAGTTATATCATGGAATGATCCATCTAATTCTAATTGGAATGATCAATTTATTAAAGTATTAAATGCAGCATTACCCGTATCGCAACAGTTTGGAAATCCAACGGATAGTGCGACAATATATGGTATTCCTACCAGTCAATATCGATTTAATGCAGCCAATAATGATGTTCCTGTATATGGGTTTACAAAAGTAGTATCTGGAATGTCAATGAATTTTGAAATCACCAGTACCGCTTTTAAAGGCCAAAATTTCATATATGAAGAAGCACCAAAGCTTGGTAATAGTATTGCATGTATATACAGGGATGATGGTCAAGGAGCCGGGAGTGCAAACTCTGGGTTTTTCTTTAATTTTACACAAGGTTCACTGAATACCGGTACGTTTGCTATTACTCAACCAAGTACTAATGAATCGATTGATATAACATCTCAAAATATTAACAATAATGATGTTTGGTTATATGGATTGGATGTTAATGGATTAGAATCAAATGCTTGGACAAAAGTTCCTAGCTTAACTGGTACTAATATTGTTTATAATAGTGTTAATAATAATATTAGAAATATCTATGGAGTAGTTACGCGAGCAAGTGACGCAATCAGTTTAACTTTTGCTGATGGTACTTTTGGAAATCTTCCACAAGGTACATTCAGGGTATATTACCGAGTTAGTAATGGAATATCTTATGTAATTAATCCACAAGATATAAGAAATGTATCTATTGAATTGCCATATATTTCTGCGACCGGGCAAAATCATACGTTAAGTATTTCGTTGTCATTGACATCTTCTGTGACCAATTCAACACCAGCTGAATCTAACGAAAGTATTAAAACAAATGCACCACAAACATACTATACGCAAAATAGAATGATTACTGGTGAGGACTACAATATTAGTCCATTGAGTGCATCTCAGCAAGTATTAAAAGTAAAAGCGATTAATAGAACTTCAAGTGGTATTAGTAGGTATTTTGATTTAGTGGATCCATCTAGCAAGTATAGTTCTACTGTATTATATTCTGATGATGGTGTCATTTATAATGAGGTTTATTCAAATTCTATTAATTTTTCATATATTTCAAAAACTGATGTTGAATATGTAATTTATAATACTGTTTTTGATATCCTTTCTTATGATAATTTGCGAAATTTTTACTATTCAAAATTCATACGAGATGCAGTTACTGATGGATTTTCTGCAACGTTTGTGCAAACCGAGACTGATATTACAACTTCGTATGGAACATTAACAGTTTCATCAAACGCTGCGTTTGATTTAATTTATATCAAAGTTGGTGCAATGGTTAAGTTTATAGCTCCATATGGGTACTACTTTGACACAAATAATTACAACAGTCTTGTAGAAGGCACTGCCGTATTGCCTGGATCATCATATTATTTATGGGCAGAAGTAATCAGTGTTAATAATGGAGTATATCAATTCAACACAATTGTGCCATCATTATCAGTGATAAGTAAGATTATTCCTAAATGGTCTTCATCCATTGATGAAAAAACCACAATATCAAATATTATTGATCTTGTATTTTCAAACCAACCATTTGGATTACGTTATGATGTTACCACTAGCGCATGGCAGATTGTTTATAATTCTAATTTGAATTCTATTAGCTCTTTTAGTTTAGAATTTCAAGGAGATTTAACTAATAATCATAGAGATGCAAGTTGGTTGTTGAATTTCATACCAAATAATGGCTCATATACAATTGTCAGTAGAGAAACTCGATACATATTTGAAAGTGATAAGGCTATTCGATTTTATTTTGATGGAAATAATAAGATTTATAACAGTGAAACGGCAACGATTGTTAATGATTTGATTACTGTATTAAGTATCAATGTGAATACATCTGCGACTACCGTTAATGCCATCGGGTTAATTGGTAAACCAACTTTAACAGTAACCAATGCATTGGGCATAACAGTTGGGATGTTAGTAACCGGTGTTGGAATTGGCCAGGGTGCAATCGTAAATAAGGTTGAACAATTAACCAATGGATATATTACTATAACACTTAGTATTGTAAATTCTGCTGCTGTTAATGGACCAATCTCATTTACACAATTGGGATCACCATCATATACAAATGATATAACTTGGAAAATTTCTTCAAGTTATATAGGTCAAGATGGTTATATTGATACAAAAAAAGTTGTTGTAGCATTTGTTGATAACAATAATTCTACAGTATACGACCCAGATCTATTTCAAAAATTAGTACCGCCTTCTACATCAAATAATAAGTATATATTTCAACAAAAATACTTAATTACAAATGGCCAAGAAGATTATAGATATGTAAGTAATTCTGACAATAAAGTTATTATTCTTGCTAGCCAATCAGCAGTTGATTCATTATCTGCATATGCAAATGGTCAATACTTTTATTTTATAGATACTGGTGTGGTTAAAAAATTGGTATTACCATATGGATTGGTTACATCACTTGATTATAAGGTATACATTGGGCGAGACAACATAAAGTTTAAATATACACATGCTGCTGACTATGATTCTAGAATAGATCCAGGTGTAAGTAATATTATTGATATTTTTGTATTAACAAATGATTATGATATTACATTTAGACAATGGATTAACGGAACAATAACAACTAAGCCATTACCACCAAGTTCTGACGAGCTGTATAATACATTATCACCAAGTTTAAATTTAATTAAAACGGTTTCTGATGAAATTATATATCATCCAGTATCATATACGGTATTGTTTGGTAGAACAGCAATTCCAGAACTACAAGCAACATTTAAAGTTATCAAAAATCCTGAGCAAGTAGTTACTGATAATGATGTAAAATCCCGAGTAATAACTGCAATTAACCAATTTTTTTCTATACAAAATTGGAATTTTGGTGATACTTTTTATTTTACTGAGTTGTCAACATATGTAATTTCGCAATTAGCACCAGACATTGTTAGTTTTGTTATCGTTCCGAACAAATCGGATTTAAATTTTGGAAGTTTATTTGAAATAACTGCAAATACAGACCAATTATTTATAAATGGCGCAACAGTTGATGATATTGAAATTATATCAGGTATTACATCAAGTAATATTAAATCAGGCAGCAGTATATCTGCAACAGCAAGCACATCACAACAATCCGTGACTAGTTCACCATATGGGAGTTTATAATGACCGATAGAGTTAATCCAAACGCATCTACTAATATATCTGCAACTTTTTTACCAAGATATTTTAGAACAGATGCAAATTCAAAATTTTTGCAAGCAACTGTTGAGCAATTGACTCAACGTGGTACTGTTTCAAAATTGAATGGATATATTGGCCGTCAAAATGCAAAAGCTACAACCGGTGCAGATGTTTTTATTCAAGCACCGGATAGTAATAGACAGAATTATCAATTAGAACCTTCTATCACAATAAATGATGAAGAAGGTAATAACATTTATTTTAAAGATTATCAAGATTATATCAATAAAATTAAGGTTTTTGGTGGTGATGTATCAAATCATGCCAGATTGAATAAAGAAGAAATGTATAGCTGGAATCCTAATATTGATTGGGACAAGTTAGTAAATTATCAAAACTATTATTGGGAAATTCCATCTGTAATTAATATTCATGGACAACAAAGTAACTCTATAAGTACGTTTTCTGTAAAAACAACAACTTATGGTAATACAACTGAATATGTATTCACGCCAAATGGTGTTACTACTAATCCACAACTTCGCTTATATAGAGGCCAAACCTATGTATTTGAAATAAATTCAGTTGGGAATCCATTCAGTATTGTTACTGAAAGATCAGTTGGTGGTCAGTATCGATATACAGAAGGAGTTACTGGACATGCAGTTGAAAACGGGACCATTACATTTACTGTTCCACTTAATGCACCTAATCAATTATTTTATCAAAGTGAAACCTCTTTAGATACCGGTGGTATTTTTATTATATCTTCAATCGATGATAACACTGAAATTGATATTGAATCAGATATTTTAGGCAAAAAGACATATACATTAACAAATGGTACACCATTAAGCAATGGAATGTTGGTTTCATTTAGTGGTAAAGTGGTACCAACCCAATATGCTTCTGGTACATTTTATGTTGAGGGTGTTGGTAATGCAATTAAACTAGTAGACAGCTCTTTATTGGATGTTATAGCGCCAACTCCTGATTATATTACAATAAATCGTGATAGTACTGATAAAAATGCGTGGAGTAGATCAAATAGATGGGTTCATAAAGATGTATTAATTACAAGTGCAAAATTAAATAAAATAGTAGTCACATTAAATCAAAGTGCTCGTGCTAATAGACCAATTATTGAGTTTTCTGCTAATTTAAAACTTTTTAATTTTGGAACTACCGGCATAATAGATGTTGATTTAGTTGATGATTTTACAAATGATGTTTTTTCTGATATTGAAGGATCAACCGGGTATACTGTAGATAAAATAGCAGTATCTGATGGTCAATATATCATTTTCACAGCAGATTTGGATTCAAGTGTTGCCAATGCAATTTATAAAGTTGAAATAATCGATTCCTTAATACATTTGCATAAAATACGAGTACCATCGATCAATGACGTAGTTCGTGTTACAAATGGGTCTATGATTAATAAGCAATTTTGGTTTAATGGATCTAATTGGGTCCTTGGGCAGCAAAAAATAAAGCAGAATCAACAGCCGGTGTTTGATGTAGTTGACGAAAATGGTATTAGTTTCAGTGACACTTCTGTGTATAGTGGTTCTAATTTTAAAGGATCACAGGTATTTACGTATAAAGTCAATACAACTGGAATTGATGACCCTATTTTAAATTTCCCAATAACTTATAAAAGTATAAACAATATTGGTGATATTGTATTCAACTTTAACTTTATTTCTGATATGTTTAGTTATAGAGATAGTTCAACTTTGTCATTTGTTGATAAAAATGTAGGAACTGGGTACTTAATTACATCTGATTATGTTGGTTCTCCTGTCTATTCCAATGGGTGGGTCACAAATACATCGCTAATTACCCAAGCTGGTATTAGAATATATAAAAACTCTGGTAAAGTAAATAATTTTGATATTGATATTTTTGATGATATATCTTTATTAGATGATTTAGAAGTAAAGATTTACATTAATGGTATTAGATTACAAAAAGATATTGGCTTAGTCACACAATGGGTGGTTGAAAATTCTCCAAAATATAAACGAATAGTATTGACAACCCCAATATCATTAACTGACGTATTGACAATAAGAACATTTGCTTCACAACCAATAAATTCAAATGGATATTATGAAATACCAAATAATTTGCAAAATAATCCATTAAATGAAACTATTTCTAATTTTTCACTTGGTGAAGTACTAGACCATGTAACATCAATGGTTGACAATTTACCAGGATTCAATGGAATTTTTCCTGGATCTAGTAATTTAAGAGATTTGGGTAATATATCACAATATGGAACAAAGTTTGTCCGTCATAGCGGACCATCTTGTCTATCATTGTATCATATTACAAATGATCAGGTTAATATTGTTAGAGCAATTGAACAAGCTCGTGAAGACTATAATAAGTTTAAACGAAATTTTATTAAAGTAGCAGAAACTCTTGGTATTGATACTGACGTAAAAAATCATGTAGATTTGATCATGCAAGAGTTAACTAGAAATGTTCCTAAAACGTCTCCGTATTATTTTAGTGATATGATCCCATTTGGTGCTAGTGTTAAAACAACTTATATAGTTTTAGATTATATTCAAACACAATATCCATTGAATGTACCATTTACTTTAGATGCATTATCTAACAGAGCAGTTGGAATATATTTAAATGGTGTTCAACTATTGTATGGCCATGATTATATGTTTGATGATCAAGGGTTCGTTGATATTTCTGCGACTATTGCACCTGGTGATGAAATAACAATTTATGAATATGAGAATACTGATGGATGTTTTGTACCAGAAACCCCTTCTAAATTAGGGATTTTTCCATTATATGATCCTAATATATATGTTGATACAACTTTAATAACACCAGTATCAATGATACAGGGACACGATGGTAGTTTAACACTTGCATATGGTGATTATCGTGATGATTTACTAATAGAGTTAGAAAAAAGAATATACAATAATACTAAAATATCATACGATCCTAATATTTTCAATATTAATGACATTATATCTAGGTATAATGTTAAAAATGATTATAGTATGACTGAGTTTAACAAAATATTATCATCAAGTTTTTATAAATGGTTGTCATTAATTGATGTTAATTTTTCAGCAGTTACATTTGATCAAAATAATCCATTCACATTTAATTATAGTGGGTTATCATCACCAAACGGGTCAACTGCACCTGGATATTGGAGAGGAGTATACAAATGGATTTTGGATACTGATAGACCAAATATATGTCCATGGGAAATCATGGGAATTACTGATAAGCCATCGTGGTGGGATACTGTGTATGGACCTGCTCCATATACCAGTGATAATCACATAATGTGGGAAGATATCAGTAATGGCCTATTAAAAGAACCTGGTAAAGATCCAATTGTATTGGTAGATTACTTAAAACCATTTTTATTATCACATATTCCTGTAGATGATGGTGGAAATTTAGTAAGTCCATTTGATTCTGGAATTGTTTCAGGATTTTTATCACAAAATATACAAGGTGATTTTGTTTTTGGTGATATTGCACCGGTAGAAAATGCATGGAGACGTAGTTCACACTTCCCATTTAGTTTACTTTTAACAACTATATTAATGAAACCATCAAGTGTTATTGGTGTATTATTTGATAGATCAAGAATAAAAAGAAATCTCAATGGGCAGCTAATTTACACAGAATCTGGGGTGCATATAACAGCATCTGATTTAAAATTACCAAGTATCTATTCTAGTAATTCACGTGTCCAGACATCTGGGATAATAAACTATATTATTAATTATTTAGTAAGTGAAGATTTAACAAAATATAATCAGTATCTATATGATATTTTTAATTTGAATTATAATTTATGTTATAGAGTTGGTGCATTCACAAGCAAACAACAATTTAAATTAATATTAGATTCAAAATCACCATTAACTGCTGGTGGGGTATTTGTACCGTCAGATGATTATAAAATTATATTAAATACGTCTACTCCTACGAGTAAAATAACATATAGTGGAGTTATTGTATCAAAACTCGCGAATGGATATTCTGTAAACGGATACAGTAAAACACAGCCATATTTCAACTATTATAATTGGTCACAAAAAGGGTCAATTATAACAATTGGTGGAATTTCAGAATCATATGTTTCATGGAAAAGTGGTGAATCATACCCACACGGGCAAATAGTTAAATTAGGTAACGTGTTTTATAGAGCCACTGTGTTTATTAACCGTGATTCTGTATTCGATAATTCAAAATATCAACAATTAGCATCATTACCAATTGTTGGTGGAAGAACTGTATATTTTAGAAAAGCCTGGAATAGACAAACACCAATCACATTGCCATACAATTCAGTGTTTAGTACTATTCAAGAAGTAGTTGACTTTTTACTTGGCTATGGTGAGTACTTAAAAGATCAAGGTTTCATATTTGATGATTTTAATTCTAATTTAGCACAAGTATGTAATTGGGAAACCAGTGCTAAGGAATTTTTATTTTGGACAACACAAAATTGGTCAACCGGACAGGATAAATGGTCAGAATGGGTACCTAACACCGCTGTTCAATATGGTACTATTGTTAGATATTTTGGTGATTACTATAAGGCTCTTAGAAATATTCCAGCTAATTCTACATTTCAAACCGAATATTATTTAAAAATGGATGGATTAAGTACGGTTGGGAGTTCAGTTATATCCTTAAGTCCATCTGCGAATAAAATAACATTTTCTACAACTATCAATATTATTGACGATATATCTAATCCATACAATGATTATGAAATGTTTAGAGTAGACGGGCAACCAATATCACCATTATATTTAAAATCAAACAGAGATGAAAATTTTGTTAGTTATGCACCAACCAATGATGATGGTATTTACAATGCTAGCTTTTACTTGATACAAAAAGAACATGTTGTTATTATCAACAATACAACAATGTTTAATGATTTAATTTATGATCCAACTAGTGGATATAAACAAGATAGAATTAAAGTATCTGCATATGTGAGTAGTGACTGGTATGGTGGATTTGATATTCCTGGCTTTATATTTGATGATGCTAGTGTATCAAATTGGACACCATGGAAAGATTATGTTATTGGGGATGTGGTAAGGTATCAATCGTATTATTATAGTGCAGATATATGCATGGCTGGATCCGAAAATTTTATGCCAAGCAACTGGGTTAAATTATCAAAGAAACCAGTTCAGCAAATTTTACCAAACTTGACAACAATCGCTACACAATTTAATGAATTTTATACATTAGAAGTTGATAGTTTTGATAATTCACAGCAAACAATGGCACAACATTTGATTGGGTATCAGAAACGTCAATATTTAGACAATATTATTCAAGATAATGTTAGTGAATTTAAGTTCTATCAAGGCATGATTCGTGATAAAGGTACTCAAAATGTATTTGACCATTTATTTGGTGTATTTAATACAGAAAATGCAGAAAGTCTGACATTTTACGAAGAATGGGCATTGCGTGTAGGTCAATATGGTGCTAGTAGTGCATTTGATGAGGTGGAAATCTTATTAGATGAACAAACCCACGTTAATAATCCTCAAGGATATAAATTAGTACCAAATATTGATTTATCGTTATCAGACTATATTATACAACAACTTCCAACGGATTTGTATTTAAAACCAATTGGATATAATTCAAACCCATTTCCGGTTGTTACTTCTAAAAAACCATTTTTAAGATCGGCTGGATATGTTAGAGAGTCTGATGTATTAGTTACTTTGAAATCTATAGATCAGATTATCGATCAAGACATATCTAACTTTTCTGAAGGTAGTTATGTGTGGTGTACATTTGAACAACGCTCTTGGAATGTGTATAGATATACCCCATCAAATTTAGTTATAACTAATGTTACATATACAGCTAATGATGGTGTTTTAACAATTACAACATCTTCCATAGTCACATTAGGTACAGGTGATTATATTGGTATTACTGGTGTTATTGGATTTGATGGTTTTTATAAAATAAATTCAACAACAACACATACTATAGTAATTATAAAAACAGGGTTAACAATTGAAAATCCGTTTACCCATCAATCATCTATTGAAATTTTTAAATTTACTAATCAACGTATTACTAATATTGATAATGCAAATACTATTTTGCAAAATAACATTTTATCTGGTGAAAAACTATGGACAGACAATGATGGAACCGGTAACTGGGCAGTATGGCGATATAATCCAGTGTATACTGGGAGAATGATAGTCCAACCATATATTACATCTGAAATGAATTATGGTAGATCTATTGCGTCTTGGGATTCTGGAAAATTAGTAGCCATATCAACTGCACTTGGAGAAATATATACATACAGCTCTAACGATTCTTCTATTAGAAGACAAAAGCAAGTATTAACAACCCCATATATTTCTAATAATGGAATCAATCCAAATAATATATTTGGTGAAGTTATTGCAATGTCAGGTGATGGGAAATGGCTTGCGGTTGGTTCCCCAAATGCAAGTAATGCATCTGTAATTTACTATACAGATATGCGATTTGATAATAGTGTTAATACATTTGATTCGGCTGCTGTTTCATTTGATAATACTACTGGATTAAACAATGCAATAACACGAGAAATCTATGATTTAAATCATACTACAATTAAAGGGCTTGATTCAATTTATACAAACCAAGGTGTTGTTACGATTTATGAAAAGGATGATACAGACAATTACTTTGAAGTATCTACATTTGTTAGCCCATTCCCTGCATCAAATGAAAAATTTGGATATAGTTTATCATTTGACAATGATGCGAGCTCTTATGCATTATATATTGGGGCACCAGGTTCAGATAATGATACTGGGAAAGTTTATAAAGTTTCATACAATCAAAGTATAGTTACAAGTGCTGAATATAATCCTGCTGGTAGCTATGGTAATATTATAAAATTATCTTCGGTTGCTAAAATTGGGTTTGGTATGTATGTGGTTGGGACCGGATTCTATAGTAATCAACAAGTAATAAGTGTTAATACTGTAACAAAAACTGTAACACTAAGTGCTGCACCCGATGTTCAACCATCTGGTACAATTAATTTTGTTGTAAATTACTGGCAGTATGATTTAACAACTAATTATAATGGCCAGGTTTCCGGTGATTTATATGGAACAAATGTAAATGTCAGTACAGATAACTCTACACTATTGATTTCTGCAGTTGGCAAAGTGCATATTTATAAAGATTTTGAATTTTTACAAACATTGACTGGTAGTACATCGGCGTTTGGTACTGGTATTTCAGTTAATGATACCGGAACATATATTGCAATATCTGATCCACTGGAAACAGTGCAATATCCAAATGAGGGGACTGTTACTGTTTATAAATTTGGTACAATGTATTCAGAATACCAACAAATATTAAATACTGTCCCAGAATCTAACGAAAAATTTGGTACAAACATATCGTTCATGGGTGATAATACAATAGTTGTACATAGCAAATATTCAAATTCACCTTCTGGTAGAATTGATATCTATGATAGATATGCGACTAAATGGATTTTTAGTGAAACCATATCATTAATTACTAATATTGAAAATACTGCAAATGTTGGGTTTTCAGTTGGTGATGGAACTGTGTTAATTGGAACGCCTTCATATGATAATCAATTGCAAAATATTGGATTGGTTGTTGAATACAATAAACAAGCTAATGCGTACAGCTGGTCCAAGTTGAATACCGAGGTTACTGTCCCAAATATTAGTAAAATAAAAAAAGCATTTGTATATAATAAAAAAACCAATATGCTTTTAGCTAGTTTGGATGTATTAGATCCATTACAAGGTAAAATTGCAGGGCCAGCTGACGAAGAGATTAGTTACAAGACATTTTATGATCCAGCAATTTATTCTGTTGGGACATCTTCTGTTAATGTAGATACTACTGCTGCATGGACGACAAAACAAGTTGGTAAAATATGGTGGGATTTAAGTACTTCTAAATTTATTGAATGTAATGATGTTGATGATGTATACAGATCAACTAATTGGTATAAACTTGCACCATTGGCATCTGTTGATATTTATGAATGGGTTGAAACATCATTAAAACCATCTGCGTGGGATGCACAATCAGACACTGATAGTGGGTTATCAATGGGTATTAGTGGGAAATCATTATACTCTGATAGTGTATATAGTGTTAAAACTTATTTTGATAATATCAGTAAAAGTTTAAAATATACATATTACTATTGGGTTAAAAATAAAGTAACAGTTCCATCAGTATCTGGAAGATATATTTCTAGTGCAAGTGTTGCAAACATGATTGCAAATCCAGTAAGTGAAGGATATAAATTTGTATCGTTAACTGGTATGAATTCATTTAATGTAGCTAATTGTAAATATTTATTACAAAATAAAGATGTTGTTTTATCATTACAATATTGGACAATTGGCGATATTGATCAAAAAATACATTCTGAATGGAAACTTATCAGTAATGATCCATTAACAACAATACCTTACAATGTTGAACAGAAATGGTTTGATAGCTTATGTGGAAGTGACACGGCTGGCCGCCTGGTGCCTGATAATACTGTATCACCGAAATTACGATATGGTATCGAGAATCGCCCACGTCAATCTATGTTTGTAAATAGATTTGAAGCATTAAAACAATATATTGAACAAGCAAATTTAGTTCTAATAAAAAATCAAATATCTTCATCAACTCGTGATTTATCATTATTGGAGAAATATGATTCGGCACCATTGGAGTCATCAAGATTATACGATAAAGCAATTGACACAGATTCTGAATTACAATTTATTAACGTTAGTTCTGTTAAACAGCCTGTCTTATTACCTATAATAAATGATGGTAAAATTACTGATGTTAAAATAATAAATTCTGGGTTAGGGTATATTACAGCCCCTGTTATTACTGTATTAGGCAGCGGTATTAATGCAAATATAGTTCCAATTATTAATTCAAAAGGACAAATTATAAGTTGTTCAATTATTAATAGTGGTGAAGGTTATTCAGATGATACTGTTATACGTGTTAGAGATTTTGCTATATTGATTAATAGTGATACCCAATCAAATGATACATGGGCGATATATTCATATCAACCAAAAAGAAATTCATTTGTTGCAAGCATTGCTAATATTAATGGGACTACGTTGACTATTGATACTATTGACGGATCGATTACTGGTATCATAGAAACCGGACAATATTTATATGGAACAGGTGTAATTCCAGGTACATTTATAGTGAGTGGAAATGGTACGACTTGGACTGTGAATAATGTACAAACAGTTACAATGACTACGATTAGATCATATGCATCCGTACCTGGGTGGGTTAGATCATTAACACAATCTTATAATACTCCTAATTATTGGGATAAAGTTAATTGGTATGAGCCAGGCTATAATGAATTTACTGCAATTGAATACGAAGTTCTAAATTTTTCAGATTTAACATCGATTTCACCAAAAGTAAATGATATTGTTAAAGTTAAGTATAATAATGTTGGTGAATGGGTATTATTAAAACGTAATTCAACTGTTGGTACTATTGATTGGACACAGGAATATACAATAATTGGCATTGAAAACGGTACTATTCAATTAAAAACATCATTATATAATCAAACTGCGTATGATGGTGCCTTATATGATACCACTGGTTATGATATAAATGTAACAACTGAATTGCGTAACATATTGACAGCCATTAAGGAATCAATATTCATCAATGATTTAAAAGTTGAATATCTAAATTTATTTTTCAATAGTATAAGATATGCATTTAGTGAACAAACATATATAGATTGGATTTTTAAAACAAGTTTTGTAAAAGCAACTCATAATGTTGGTATGTTGGATCAACCTATTACATATAAAAATGATAATTTAGCAGATTTTGAATCATATGTTGCTGAAGTGAAACCATATAGAACGAAAATTAGAGAATATGTAAGTTCTTACAATAATAATGATATCGGTAAATTTGGAACTACGGATTTTGATTTACCATCATTATATAATTATGGCGGAACTACAGTGATTGATGCAACTGTTGAAAATGGTGAAATTGTTGCATATGATACTGCGATTAATGAATATCCATGGAAAAGCTGGTTGGATCATGTTGGATTTAAAGTTACCAAATTAACGTTGACATATTCTGGATACGGGTATTTAACTGCGCCAACGGTTGAAATTATAAGTGATTCTGGATCTGGTGCTACTGCATACACCACTATTAATAATGGAAAAGTAGATAGTATAGTTCTTGTTACTAGTGGGTCTGGTTATTTAGCTGCACCTGTGGTGAGAATTAGTAATGCCAGTAATGGTGATGCTGCACGAGCTGTAGCAATCATAGGTGACAGTAATATCAGAACTAATACAATTGGTTTAAAATTCGATAGAATTACTAATGATTATAGTATTAATAAATTAGAAGAAACTGAAAGTTTTGAAGCGGATGGTGTAAACAGTACTTATGGATTATCATGGGCACCAGATATTAAGATTGGAAAAGCATTAGTAACTATAAACGGTGTTGAAATTTCTAGAGGTGTATACACATTAGCTATAGTACATGAACCAATAAATCCTGAATATAATATTTACTTCAGTAAAGTAACTGGCTCAATAACATTTGATACAATACCTGTAATTGGGTCTATTATAGAAATTACATATAGTAAAGATGTTTCAACATTAAATGCGGCTGACAGAATTCAACATTTTTATAATCCATCTTCTACCGATTTGGGTAAAGATTTATCACAATTAATGACTGGTGTTGACTATGGTGGTGTAATCGTTGATGGTATGAATTTTGAATACAATAAAGGATGGGATAGCACACCATATGCATCTGATAGATGGGATAATTATGATACAACTTATGATGATCATGCAGTAAATGTTGGTGCTAATGAACATTCAATAGATTTGCCATATGTCCCAGAAATTGGTACGTTAATTACTGTATATTTAAATGGTACTAGAATTGATGATCAATACTATGGAATTATGCCTGGCGCTACTGGACCAGAACATTTTCAAACAAATATTAATGCCGTAATGAAAACAGCGTTGGTTGAATCGGAATCTAACGATGAGGTCACAGTTGGTATTAATGGGTATGTTAGTATTAATATACCTATAAATGTTAGTATTAATGAAGGCGATGTAATCATTTTAAGAAAAATTACAAGTGATGGCTCAATTAAACCATATGAGGAAGATTATGACACCTCTTATGATGGTGGGAATTTGGCATATACCTCAGCAACAGGAATTTCACCAAGTGATGTCAATGTTGATGGGGATGGGCTTGTAACAGAAAATACTAGTTATGCTCCAGAGGAAATAGTTCCTGGTCAATTGGTAGATGCAGTCTCTATTAAGGTATATGATAGTCAATCAGTTGTTTCAGGCAATATTAAAGTTGAAAAGCATGTTGCAAATGGTGAAGATACTATATTTGATATTGGCCAACGAATGAATAGTAACCAATCATTAATCGTTACGGTTGAATCATTTTTTAGAAATGAAGATGATGAATTACTTTCAGAGATTGTTTACCAAGAAATTGGTGTTGATTATATTGTTAACTATGATGACAATACTATTACATTTACAACGGCACCTGATGAAGGCTTCATTGTAACTATTTTCAGTATTGGTGTAAATGGATCTGATATATTAGATACTGGATTTTTTGTTGGGAATGGTGGTCAAACAATATTTGCAACCAAAACAATGTGGAATTCTTCTATTAGTGTAACTGCATATGCATATTTTCATGGTGAATTCTTATCAAATCATATTGAAAATGTTGATGGTGTTTTGAAGTTTATATTTTCTAATCCTATACCACCTAATGCGATTGTTCATTATATTCTTGCTAGTAATGCTGAAAGAACATTTACTATAACAACATCACAGAAAGTTGTTGGTGATAATAGACCTAAAACACAAGCATATATATTAACTAGTATCGTTGGTGATGCATCACCGAATGAAATCAATATGATTGTTAGAATAGATCAACGCATATTATTGAGTTCTGAATACACTTATATTCCAGCATTTGGTGGATCACCCGCTGGGATCATATTTGATACTGTAATTGGACCTAACAATATTGTGGTTATATTTAGTTCTTATAATAATACAATTTTGGGTGTATCAAGGATAGAGATTGATGCTACACCAGATATTATACCTGTACAAGATTCTTCACAATATTATTATAATTTAGAAGTGTTGGGTGGTATTATCCAGCTTCCAAATGAAATTATAAATGAGGATTATATATGGGTTGTAAAAACTGGAAAATTATTAACACCAGGTGTTGATTTTATAATAAACCCTGATAAAATTAGTTTAACATTATTATTTGAACCTACGACAGAAGATGTATTTGATATTATTACCTATAATAGTAATAAAACTACACGGGTTTCATATATGCAGTTTAAAGATATGTTGAACAGATTCCAATATAAAAATTTGAATTATGATCAACGAACTGAATTGACTCAGGATTTTTACATAACTGATGATGTGATATATTTAAAGAACACAGATAATTTTGATATACCTGACATAAAGAAAAATAAACCAGGTGTGATTGATATTAATGGTGAACGAATTGAGTACTTTAAAATTCATGACAACACGTTGAGTCAAATAAGACGTGGAACAATGGGAACTGGTGCAGTAAACCTATATGAATCTGGGACAGAAGTTCAAAATATTGGACCAAGTACTATTATTTCATATCGTGATAATAATGTTACTGAACATGTTACCATGAGCTCATTTTCTAATATGGTTGATGTGACATTTATCCCATCAAAAGCAGTTACTGAGTGGGATTTACCTGAAGAATTTACAAGTGTGATACCGAATAATTATGGTCAATGTGATGAAATTGATGTATTTGTGCATTATGAAGTTACAAGCTGGTCAATAACAACAACCTATAATATCGGTGATATAATAAGTTATGGAATATATACATATAGATGTATCTCTTCTCATACTAGTGAAGATTTCTTAACTGATTATAATAACTGGGAGTTTTTTTCAGCACATATAAGATTAAAAAAACATCCGTATATAGTATTTAATTTGAATATTTCGCCATATAGTCCAGCTGGTGATGTACAGTTTGATGCTGATTTTTCAGTTGATGGAACTTCGAAAAAAATACGATTAACAAGACCTGTACCAGCTGGTACGAAGATTACTATAGTCAAGAAAACTGGGTTACAATGGACTTTATAATTAAGGAATAAACTATGACAACATGGACGACAACGCAACAACTCATATTATCAACTGGTTCCATCGCAAATGATGGAACTGGTGATACATTGCGACAAGGTGCTATAAAAATTAATAGCAACTTTACTGATTTATACACGGCAGTTAATTCGATACCATCATATACATTACCAACTGCGACTACAACGGCATTAGGTGGAGTTAAAGTTGATGGTACAAGTATTACAATTAATAATGGAGTAATTAGTAGTACTGCTGCATATACATTACCAACTGCGACTACAACGGCATTAGGTGGAGTTAAGATAGATGGTACAAGTATTACAATTAATAATGGAATAATTAGCAGTGCTGCTGCATATACATTACCAACTGCTACTGCATCGGTATTAGGTGGAGTTAAGATAGATGGTACAAGTATTACAATTAATAATGGAGTTATTTCTGGATTTAGTGGCAACTATACTTCATTAACGAATAAACCAGCTAGAACACAGGCTAGTGCAACAACAACATTAATTGCGGCTGGCGCAACTGCAAATCTAACAATAACTGGGTATAACGGATATGTATTGTACAGTGTTCAAACCGCATCGAGTATTGGTGGCGCATGGGTAAGGATCTATACAGATGCCGCATCCCGAACTGCAGATGCTGCTAGACTTATTTCTGTAGATCCAACAACGACCGGTATTATTGCGGAAGTAGTTACAACTGCTAATACCACCGTGCCTATAGCACCCGGTGTAATTGGATTTAGTAATGAATCACCAGCATCGACAAATATTTTGTTAGCAATAACAAATACCAATTCATCTGCTGGTACATTTACTATCACTTTGACATTATTACCATTGGAGCAATAGTATGAGTGATTATTCTGAATATATTATTACACTAAATGATGAGTCAGAGTTGGACCAATTTTATATAGATATGGAGACCATTGGTGGGACTGAGAATGTCCCGGATAGGGAAGTTTCAGTATATAAAAGAAGACCATTAAGTAAAAATACACATTATTTATTAACTTATGACGAAGTACAAAAGTTGTTATTAGATCCTAGAATAACCAATATTGAATTAGCGAGTTTGGTATTATCTACGATTACACCAAACTGGACCACACCAGTTGAAGCATTTGACAAGTCATCATCTAATAGTAGTTCTTATTATAATTGGGGGCTATCTAGATGTGTAAAAGGTGACCAAACTGCGAATTGGGGAAGTAATGGCACTTCAACACTAACGGAAACTATTTCAACAACAACAAGTGGGAGACATGTTGATGTTATTATAATTGATGGTCATATCAATCCTGAACACCCAGAATTTAGTGTTAATTCAGATGGTACTGGTGGGAGTAGAGTTAATCAATTTGATTGGCATTCATTAAATTCGATAGCATCATCAATAGATAATGATGCTACTACAGCGTTATCTGGGCAATATGTATACACCCCATATACCGGTCCAGAAAACAATCATGGGTGTCATGTTGCAGGAACGGTTGCCGGTAATACAAATGGATGGGCTAGAGATGCTAATATATATAATATTAGTCCATTCGGAGTGTCTCCAAATTCAAACACAATGGATGCATTAATATTATGGGATTACATTAGGGCGTTTCATAGAAATAAGGCAATAAATCCGTTAACTGGGGTGAAAAATCCAACAATTTGTAATTGTAGTTATGGAACTACTGTAACATTTCCATCGTCATCACTTGGTACGGGTTCTATTACACATGCAATAAAGCGTGGAATTAGTGTTGGTGATTATTCAACTGCATTAACTGTAACTGAGTTAACAAATGCTGGTATATATAATACATCAGCAATTGCGGCAGTGCCATATTATAGTACTTCAATGGCATCTGACATACAACAGGCAATTAACGATGGTATTATAATAGTTGCAGCGGCTGGTAATGATTCATTTTTAATAGATGTATCCTCTGGACCAGATTATGATAATACTTTTAACGCAACATATGGTGGTACATCATATTTGTGGTACACACATCGTGGTTCAACACCAGGGTCTGTTCCTGGAGTAATTGGAGTTGGTGCAATAGATACAATTTATACTGAACGAAAAGCATCATTTAGTAATACAGGTCCTGCAATATCCCTGTATGCTCCAGGTAAATATATAATGAGTTCTTTTAATGATAATGGGACATATGCGGCATCCACTGATCCTAGAAATTCATCATATTATAAAGGAAAAATATCTGGGACATCAATGGCATCACCACAAGTGTGTGGCGTATTAGCATGTGCACTAGAAATATATCCAAATATGGCGCAAGCTGCTGCAAAGAATTATATTACATCTTATGCTAAAACTGGACAACTAACGTCTACCTCTGGGGGTACTTCTGATTTATATGATTTACAAAATGGCCCAAATAAATATTTATATCACAATTTGGAGAGATACACCATTAATATTATATTTCCAAAAACAAATTATAAATTTAGACCATCTACAGGTGTAGTTTACCCTAGACCAAAAAAACTAAGATATGGATTAAATTAGTAGATAATATTAATTGATAAATATAGGATATAGAGAGATTACCATGCAGAGTAAAGAAAAAACAGGAATACATGTTGAAGGCCATATTAAGATATTTGATCCAACAACTCAAGAGATATTCGTTAACAAACGTAATGCAATTCATTATGAAAATATAAGTATTGCATTAGCAAATAGTGTTGCCAATAAAGGACAACAGTTTATATATGAAATGGCATTTGGAAATGGTGGTACAGTAGTTGATCCTACTGGTATTATTACTTATTTAACACCAAATAGCTCAGGATCCAATGCAAATTTATATAATAAAACATATTCAAAAATTGTTAATGATACTGTAAGTGGGAACTTAGACCCAAGTAGAAATAGAATTGAGGTAATACATAATACTGGTAATAATTATACAGATATTTTAGTATCATGTTTATTGGATTATGGTGAGCCTACCAATCAGGCGGCATATGATACTACCACAAATGGGGAAAGTGCATATGTATTTGATGAATTGGGACTACGTAGTTATGACCCATATGGTAGTAATATGTTATTAACCCATGTAATTTTTCATCCAGTGCAAAAATCATTGAATAGATTAGTTCAAATTGATTATACAGTTCGAATTCAATCATTATCTGGAGTTTAATAGATGTCATATATAGTTTCATATACAGAATCATCAAATCCAACAAAACAACCTATAACTGTTATAGACAAAACGATCAATACTCAAACAAGTTTAACATTTGTTGGTAAGAATTATGCAGGGTATAGCTCACATATTGCAAATAATTTTTTACATTTGATGGAAAGCTTTGCTAATTCAAACCCACCATCGAACCCAATTCAAGGTCAATTATGGTTTGATAATGTTAATAGCCAATTAATGGTAAATTTAGATGGTACACCTAATAACTGGGGTGCTGCCGGTGCCGTTAAGAAAGCGATTAGTAAACCATCTTCTGCTAGTACTGGTGATTTATGGGTAGATACAATCAATCAGCAATTATATATTTACTCTGGATCTGGAACTAATTGGACGCTAGTTGGACCACAATATAGTCAAGGTGCATTGTCTGGACAAATTGTTGAAACAATCTACGATTCATCAAATTCTAGTCATAACGTAATTTCATTATATTCTGAAAATAATAGAGTAGCAGTTATAAGTTCACAAAAATTTGTTCCAAAAAAAGCTATATCTGGATTTAAAACTATTCAACAAGGTATTACACTGATTAATTCTGATGATGCGTTATACCCTGGACAAACTAGACCTGATTTCAATGGGTTAAGTTATAGATTTTGGGGGACAGCAACTGACAGTGATAAATTAGGTGGGGTTGATAATACACATTTTTTACGAAATGATCAGAATAATATCATAAAACCTGGATTGGAATTCAGTGTTAATAAATTAAATATTGGTAATGATTATAATTTAAATATTGGTAATGATTCAATTCATGCATCAAACTACTTAATCTCATCTAATATAGGAAACAATACATTAGAAATACGATTAAAAGATTTAAGTGATAACTTAAATACAGTAGCTTTCTTCCATCCAGATAAATTGGTAGGAATTGGTACAAATCAACCTATTTCAACATTGCATGTAAATGGAATAACTACTGCAGTTGGATTAACTATCACAGGTGGAAATAATGCATCAGCCACCACTCCAAGTATTAATACTGCTGGTGGTATAAAAGTTGGATTAAGTGCAATAATTGGTAATGATTTAACCATTTCCAATGGTATTGTACGTGTAAGTAAATTAGATTCTGTTGGATCACCTATATCTGGATCAATTATATTACCAGGAAATTCTGGTGTATATGATATCGGTTCAAGCCAATATCAGTTTAGAAACTTATATGTTCAAAATTTCGTTGGTAATGTTATTGGTAATGTAACAGGAAATGTAACAGGAAATGTGGCTGGTAGTGTATCTGGATCGGCGGGTTATTTAGCAACTACATCACAATTTAGTATTATTGGCGATATCGAAAGTGCTGCGCCAATATCATATAACGGGTCATCTGCTCAAAATAGTTTGGTGTTTAATACTACTGCTAATCAAACAATAATTACTGGTAAAGAGGAATTATTAGATTCTGATGCAACTGATAAATTTTTAGTATATAGGGAATATGCAGCTGAAGCAAATGGGTATATAACAGGCACCTTATTAACTATTGCTAGTGTAACTTATGGCACAATCGAAGTTGGTATGACTATCTCTGGGGAGGGAATTACCCCAGGGACTTATATTGAAAGTGCGGTTCAGAATGATGATACCAGATGGACTCTTAATATTTCACAAACTGGATCAGTTGGTACTCAACAATTCCCAGAAGTATTGGTATTTGGATCTAGTAATTTATATAGTGTATCAAAACAAACATTTTTAAGTAATGTTTCTACAGTAGTTGTTGGTAGTATTATGTTATATCCATCATTGACACTTCCAACTGGATATTTAATATGCAATGGATCTGCACGATTGCGATCACAATACCCGGATTTATTTGCTGTATTGGGGCCAAGTTATATCATTGATGCTGCAAATTTTTCATTACCAAATATATCAAGCCCAGCATCTGGATTCAACTATATAATTTTTACTGGTATTTTATAAGGAATAATAAATGACATATATCATTAATACATATAATGGTACACAATTAACAACAGTATCTGATGGAACAATTGATAACACAACTGAATTATCATTAGTTGGGAAAAATTATGCTGGGTACGGAACCATTCAAAATGAAAATTTCCTTTATTTATTAGAAAATTTTTCAAACACAAACTCACCAACTAGACCGATCACTGGTCAATTATGGTTTGATAGTGCCAGTAACAAATTAAAGTTTTATGATAATAATTTACAGTGGCGTGTAACAAATGGTGCGGATATATCATCAGAAAGACCATCATATCTTACTGAAGGTGATTTTTGGTATGATAGAGCAAACAAGCAATTATATGTATATTCATTAACTGGAAGTACGTCCGGTACCCCCGGCTATGTACTTGTTGGCCCACCACAGAAAGATGTTCTTGGTACTAGCTTTGAATTCGTAAATGTATATGATGTAGATGGTGGATCACATGATATTATCGAGGCGATTGTAAATGGGACAACAGTATTTACAATTAGTGCAGATTTGCAACAATTCCAATTAGAACCAACATTAAATCCAATATCTGGGTTTGATTACATTCATCCAGGTGTAACATTATGTAATACGCATGATCCTGTCCATCCAGGGAAAACCAGTACTATACACAGATTCTGGGGAACTGCTACTAACAGTGATAGCTTAGGTGGGGTTGA